GGGCATTGTTAAACCTGACATCTCCTTTTGTTGCCAATATCTAACCCATGTATGAGCGTTCTTATTGAGAAGGTTGAATATAATTTGTTCTATACTCATTCTTTTTTTCGTTATACGTTAATTTCTAATTTCCCCCTATATTTGTTATATGGGCTTTCTACATAAAATTCCCACTCACCAGTAAATCGTAGCCGAAAGACTTGTTTTGCAAGCTCAATGACATCTTCTATTGTTTCAAAACAGTTAGTCAAATCACCTTCATCGTAGTAATCTCCCCATCGTTCCGGGTCTTTGTCTATTTCTTCCTTAGTAAGCGGACGTTTAAGCACAAGCTCATAGGTATAATGTGCCAATGGGATATTGTTGTCAAATATCATTTTACTATGTCCCGGTTCTCCGTCACATTCCATATTGACACCTTGAATCTTTATCTTTCCGTAATGATGTACAGCGTTGAAAGAAATGCCTCTGAACGTCGTAATTTCAAGCGTAGCGCGCCTTTTGGGATTACCTTTGGTGTACCCCCAAGACCTTACGGCATGAAGTTTATCATTAGAAAGTATAATATCAAGACCGCATTTATCTGTAAACACATCGGGATAAACATATTGTTCCCCTTGGCTTTGTTTTACTATCTGCTCTAATGTCATATTTCCTCCTTTCTATTCTCGTTTTGAGTATTAATTTTTTTCAATGAAAGTATTGGTTGTATTCAACACTCCGGCTGAATCTTGACTTTTGCCATCTCTTATGAAGATTCCTTCTTCTTTCAGCCTTTCATAATCGATTTTATTCATAAGAATAACACTCGCATTGCCATCTATATACAGTTTGCATTGCATGAATTGAGTTCCTTTTACTTCCTCAATTACGTCTATTTGCATTGTTCTTTTTTTACTCATATCTATATCGTTTTGAATTATTTTTTTATAACTACCGCCATTGTACTAATAGATGTGCCACTCTCTTTAAACTCCCCCGCGCTGATTTCAAACACTTCTCCATGTACTTCTTTCAGCCAGTTTCGGAAATCAATACATTTCTTTTCCGAAGCGAATTTCCAGTGTTGGCTAGTTATTGCCGCAAGGGTTCCACCTTGCTCCAAACGTTCATACATAAGCTTTACATGAGCTATATCCTGATTACCGGAAAATGGAGGATTGGCAATAATCTTAGTGTAATGCCCTACACTGTCTTTCGTAAAATCTTCATCAAGCAGTATCACATTTTCCAACGAATGCAAAAACTCTCTGTTTTCCGGCATCAGTTCATAGCATTCCACTATTACAGAAGGACAAGCTCGATGAATGGCTTTAATGAGAGCACCGCGGCCGGCACTCGGTTCCAGTACCGTATCATTTTCATGTATTCCGCCGGCAAGCATAACCAGCCAGTCCGCCACCTCAGCCGGCGTTTCAAAAAACTGGTATTCCTGCTGAAGATTACAGCGCTTCCCTTCTTTAAGAATTGAGAACACCCTCTCCGGATTGAACGGGAATGTAAACCCTTGAGCCTTTCCACCCTGCCAAGATCCGCCGGCTTCTTCAATCCATTTCTTAGCCTCGGCATACGATTTCTTATTGAACTGCACATTGGGAAGTTTCAACAAACCGTTCTCCAAGGTACAATGCCGCAGTATCTCTTCAACGCTCCAGTTCTTCCCACTGTCAGCTGTACCTTTCTTGCTTTCTTTATTCTCCTCAATGCCTAACAGTCTGTGTAATGATTTTTGTACACCGATAGCAATGGAGGCATTGACTGACATCCACTCCAGTATGGCTGTCAGAAACTCGGTGTCTACATGTCCAGTCTCGTCATAAATGGTTTCCTTGTCAATCAGGGTCGGAAGCTGCTTAAATGGTTCAAGGCTACCATGTAACGTTTCGATTAAAATCTCTTTTTTGCTCGTCATAACTCTTTTGTAAATAAATTCTTGTTGTGTCTACACTCCCATGACCTAAAAGATCAGCCAGTTGAATAACATCTTTGTTTTTTTTCAGGAACATTTTAGCGAAAAAATGACGAAAGGCGTGGGCGTGCATCTTCCTTGAATCAATACCGCAATGTTTTCCCCATGCTTTCAAGTGCTGGGAAAAGCCCCGCTGTGTGATCGGACCGAATCTCCCTACCGCAAAAATCCCGGTTTTACCATGTTCCTTAGCATAAGCCTTCGCTTCTTGCTGTAGCTGTTTTTGAAAGAAAAATCGACGGTACTTGTTACCCTTCCCTCTTAGTGTTACCTCCCCGGATATAATGTCTTCCCACGTGAACTGCTGGAATTCTGACAGACGGGCACCCGTTGTACCCAATACTTTGATAAAAAAGTAGTAATCCTTGTTGGATTTCGTTTTCAGAAAATCCAGTAGGCGGTTGTACTCCTCTTCTGTCGGGACATTGTTTACATCGAGCTTGCGCTTCATCTTAGGTCGCTTAAGCTCTATCGGTTTTTTTAGCCATTTAGAAAATTTTTCCAAAGCGGTGATACGTAGACGGATAGTCTGTGGGGATAATGATTTTTCTTCTAAAGTCCGTATAAACCGCTTGCAGTTTTCCATATTGATCTCATTCACATATTCAAAGTATTGCTTCAAGGATGTATAATAAATATCCACTGTATGTGGCGAATAATCATTGTTGTCGGTCAACCACACTATAAAATCATTCAACAGTTTTCTATTCTTCTCCGAAATGGCATCAAGTCTTTCTAACGTCTTTATTTTCTGCTCTCGGCGGTTATATCCGATTTTAAGGTGATGTAATAAATCACAAATGGCTTCACTCATCAATGGATAACGTGCCCCAATATTGGCATTTTCACGCTTATAAGCCAGATAGCTACGACGATTGACATCTTCGGCACTTTCAAGAAAATCCGTTACATATTTGATATATTTACCGATGGTATCATAAGTCCTTCTTGTTGTATATAAGTAGGAAATATAATCAGTTAATATCTTCTGCCTGTCACTATTCATGCTTATTTATTTCTTTTTTTCCTTTTCATGATAGTTATTTCCTTTCTTCAAACATCCACTCTGACCATGACCACATATATAGATCACGTGTACCACTTCCTTCATTATCTGTTAAAACATATCTTCCGTTTTCACTAATATGTCTTACAGTAAGCTCTTCACCACAATGCTTTTGCATATTATAGCAAAATACATTCGTATCATTGTCGCTTAGTACCAAACCAAAACTATCTTTATTCTGATTATACCACTCTATAGATTTGATACGAACTTTATCGCCAATCTTATATTTACTCATAATATAATCTTTATTTCATTTGATTTTGATGCCAGTAGGCAATCAACTCGCCCACGTTACGCACCTTGATTTTTGCTTTAATATTTTCTCTATGCCGATTAACGGTACAAGGTGATATGTGCAATTCTGCTGCGATATCGTCCGTCTGGTAATTGGATGCTATTAACCGAAACACTTCCATCTCACGTTCTGTCAATGAAGTATTCAACTCAGGACGACATATTACCCCCTCATGCTCACACTCGCCCCGAAGAGGACATTTAACCTCTTCGAAAACAAATAGGCCATCTCTGTTTATATCTAAATTATGCTGATCATATTCGCCGAAATTACAGCGTATGAATCGATGAACAACCCGGAATTCATAATACCAACGATTCATTGTACTGCTTGAATAAATCTGCATCAAACGGGTATGTGCTTTAGGGTATCGATCTCGAATAACTGATAACATGCACTCTATCGTCGGGCGGTTGTTCTCATCCAAAACCACAGCCGGCCGCCCTAACTCCTTCATCATAACATCCCCTTCGGGGGTGTTGTAGAACTCTATGTTGGCTATCTCATTCATCTTTAGATGGGAACAATTCTTCAACACTCATACCAAGATATTCGGCTATGATTTTTTGCTTAATAGGAGCAGGAGGATTCAACCCGTTTATCCACCTGTACACCGATGCCGGAGTAGAGCACGTGATTTCTGCTAACTTTTTAATAGTATCCATCTGCTGATTCGGCAAGCTCTTCATATAGTCTGTAAATACCATAATTGATAAATTATTAAAGTTTTATATTCGTTTAATATCACTTTTTACTAACTTAGCTACGTGAATTTATTAACACAATGCAAATATGATAACTATATTTATCATACACAAATAGAATGATATTTATATTTATCATGTTAACTTTTATTATATATATGATGATAAAGCAACGCTTACTTGACATCTGTGAAGCTCTAAATATATCAGCTAATCAATTTAGCATTGATATAGGTATGAGCAGATCATACATAGCTAATTTAAAAAAGGACATAACAACAGAAGTACTGCTAAATATATATGTCAAATACCCTTCAGTTAATATCATGAGGATTATTACTGGAGAAGGAGATATCTTGCTTTCCAAACAAAATTTGCAGATTGACAATTCTTTTTTTTTAGAAAAATATAATCAGCTTGAAATCGAGAACAAGAAATTGCTTTTGGAAGTGGGAGAACTAAAAGGTGAACTCAAAACAATTAAAAAACATGCCCAAGTGGAAGACAATGCAATATGTGCCGATGCAAGCGGATCAGATTTGGAGAGATAGAATATATAGTGAAAAAATATTAATAATCAAAACGATAGGGAACTATATCTATAAAATAAATAGGACATATTTCGGACTCACACATATAATTTTAACCCATTTCGGGAATGTATATCGTTGATTTTCAATCATATTCATCTTATAAAAAGACAAATAAGGTCAGGCCTCCGCAACTAAAAAGAGGATAAATGATTGAATCACAATCTTTTATCCTCTTTACTTTTAAAA